TCCGCCGCGGTTTTGCCGGTTTCGAACCTGCCTTTCGCTGGGAGTTCCTTCAGCCTGGGGCAGCACGGTGGCGCGGCTGATCACCGGGCACGAAATCGACGGCGGCGCCACCGGCTGTCACCAAACGGGCTCTCGGTGACTGGCCGAGGGTTGGTGAACCCCCCTGCCCGGCCGAGATTCTGTCCGTCGGTGTGTTGTTACCTATGTTTTAACACTGATACTTAGGGTTTGATATCGGAAGAGGGCGGGGGTCCGGGGGCTATCTCGGATCGACCGGCGATTTCCGGCTTTTGCGGCGGGTCCACCATTGGTGGATAGCGGATCGGCGGATGCGGCGTTCGGGGGGGAAGCTGGCGGCAACGTCGGTGGCGATCTGGTCAAAGGTCATGGCACCGAACCGGGCTTCAACGAAGGCGCGCAACTCGGGGTCGGCTGCCAGCGTGGGCGCGCGGCCTGGGCGGTGTTCGGCGCGGTGCGGATCGAGTGGCGGCGCGCCGTCAACCGCCTGTTGAATACCTCGTTCAACACCCTGTTCAAGGGCGGCTTCAAGGGCTTGATCCAGTTCGGCAAGACTGGCGCGCAAGGCGCGGTTCGCGGCCTGCACGCGGATCATGGCATCGCGCGGGCCGGGTCGGTCGGCGGTCATGGCCTGCGCCTTTTGAGATAGCCGCGCACGGTGATATCCGAGATGCGCAGCCTGCGGGCAATTTCGGTGGCGCTGTAACCTTGCCAGTCCAGCATGGCGGTCAACCACGCCTTTGCCAGCGGAACCCGGCGTTGCATCATGTCGGCGTGTTCGGCCAGCGCCCGCGCGCCGTCTTCTCCGATCAGATCAGCATAGGCGGCTTCGGCGGTCTTGGACTTGCGGATGTAGAGTTCCGCCCCGCCGTAGTGGAGCAGAAAGGTCACGGCAAGTTCCGCGCCCAAGGCTTTGACATAGGGTTCCACCTGTGCCGTTGGGCGGGGCATCGCGCGGCCTATTGCCGTTCCTGTGATCTGTGTCATTCGGCGCTTCCTTTCGAAAAACGCGGGCAATGCCCAGCGGAGTTTATTCCTCCGTGCACTGCCCGCGCGTGACGACGCAGCCTTCCGACGCCGCGCCATCAGGACCTGCGGTCAAAGCCCTGCCCACAAGCCCTATACAAAGACCCCGGCCAACCGTTCTGCGATCAAGCTTTCAACGGCCTGTCGGTCATGGTCGGAAAGCCCCAGATAGGGGCGCGCCGGGATTGTCACCTTGCGCCCGCGCCCGGCCTTGCCGCCAAACTGATGGATCGCGGCTTGTTTCACATGCGCACCGACCGAGACAACCAACCCCGAACTGATATTCTGAATGCTGTCTTGCAAGGCCCCGCTGTCAATCAGCAAGGAATGTCCATTGTGCCGCGTTTGCGCATAACCCGCAGACCAAGGCGTCCAGGCGTTGCCATCCGGTGCGCGGCCCTGGTCAATCCTCTCCTTGGTCGATTCCGCCAGATATTGCCCAGCCGCAAAGGCGAGGGCGTCAAGGTCGGCGTCGGCAAGTTGACCGAAGGCGCGTGCGGCGCCCTCGATGCCTTGCAGCGTCAGGTTGACCTGAGCAAACGCCATGACCTGCTCAGGCCTCGCCGTTCGGGTCCAGCCCGAGTTGCGCGAACACGGCGGCTTCTTCGGTGCTGCCCGCGCGTGGGATGCTCTGGGCATTCTGGGCAGGGCGCACGCGGCGCTCAAAGAGGTGGGCATAGATCGGCGTTGCGGACCTCATGAAGCTGTCGAAGCTATCGGGATCGGCGCGGCACAGCGACACCGCCCAGGACTTCATCGCTGGCGTAAGATAGCCCGCGTTCATCGCCTGCTCGACGCGCGCGGTAGCGATTTCTTCGCTGGCGGTGGCCTTGAACTGCGCACGTTCCGCCACCAGCTCGCGCACCGCCTCGATGGGCACGAAGCGCGCCGGGTCGGGGGTTTGCGTGCTGTTGATCGCGATCAGGATCGCGGCTTCGTCGGCTTGTGGCTCAAGCCCAAGGGCGGCGGCAATCCGGGCAAGGCCGGTTTGGGTCTGAACGCTGTGGGTCATGGTTGTCGGTTCCTCGCGCGCAAGCGCCTTCAGGTGGAGATTGGGACGGTGGACCAGGGACGCGCCCAAGAGCCGGGTAATCGTGCCGTCGCTGGTGTGGGCAAACACGGGCGACAGATAGCGGTATTCGCGGCCTTCGATCATCCGCCGGGCGGTGGCGGTCCAGTCCACGCGGCCCATGAGACCGCGCGCGGGATCATAGGTCAGATCCTTGATCCATCCCGCGGCTGGCACAGGGCCGTTTCCGGTGCGGCGCTTGGGGTCATCTTCCTGGTGCTCATAGTCAATCGCCAGGTCCAGGCCCGCGCCGTTGAAGGCGGTCAGCACCGCATCAGGGCGCGACAAGCGCCAGGCCCGACCGTCACGGCCCAGAACCTTCTCACCGGCAGGCATGAGTTGGACCCAATCGGGGGCAGCGCCAGCGGTGTTGCAATCCAGATCACGGCAGAGGGTCAAGGCGCTGTCTTGCGGCATCGGATCACGCGCCCAGGAACGGGGTCACGATCAGTTCTGCCGTGCCCTTCCATTCGTTGGTGGCACCCGCAGCGCCGTTCTCGGTGTTCAAGAGGCGAAGGCCAGCCCCTTCCAGCAGCGGCGGCACGACAAGCACCGTGGGCCGAATGCCCAGCGGGCGTTGCTGATCAAAGGTCAAGGTCTGCATCGCCGCGCGTGCGGCTTCGTAGTTCGCGGGGGTCAGCGGGGCCTTGCTGGCATAGGCCATCTGCCACAGGCCGAACCCGGCGTTGACGCGGGCGCGCACGCCATAGCTGTATTTGTCGGTCATGAAGACCGCGTGATCTTGCGGGGATGTCACGGCTTGCAGGTCGTATTTCTCGCGCTCCTGCCAGATCAGCGGCTTGACCGGGCGCGACGTGTCCAGAAGATACCAGGCCGGGCCGGGTGCTTCGCCGCCATCGTCCATGTTCGACACCAGCCGGTAATTCAGCCCGTCAACCGTGATCGCACCGTCATCGTCGCGCACCGCGTGTTCGGTATCAAAGAACGGTTGACCGTCATAGCAAGCCTCGGTCCAACCCGATGCCAAGAGGCCGAACACCAGTTCGTCCGGGTGCATCGCGGCCTCATAGCCCATGCTTTCGAACATTGGCTTGAAGACGCCCAGCCGGTCATCGCTGATATCGTCGCGCCCGACCTGAACCGTGCTCTCGAATTTCTTGTTGGTGATCGTAAAGCCATGCGCCGCCAGTTGCTGGATAACGCGTTCGTCTCCGATCCATTCGCGCATGCGCGGGAATTGCCCCATCCAGCCATAGGTTTCGTCGCGGGCGGAACTGGTCACCGTCATGGCGATCTTGCCCGCCTGCGACGGGGCTTTCAGGAAGGTAGAGTTGTAGAGGGTCTTGAAGCCCCTGAACATGCCGTCAAGGGTGGCCGCGTTGATGATCGTCATGGCTTCGGGTTCCTTCGGATTGCGCGGTCTGCGCGAATGCTGGAAGAACCCTAACAAGGATGGAAGTTGCCAAATACACACAGCGGCTTGTGGGCTGTCGCGCTGGCATCAAATCCGGCCCGCACGATCCGCAGCACAGGGCCGATTGGCAAGATTATCGTGCGATTGTCCAGCAGCGTGGCTATGGCCCCTCAAACATCGTCGTTAAACGGGTGTTAAACGGGGCAGGACGGGCGTGGCGAGGTTTCTGGCCCTCCGGGTGCTGTCAGGCCCGCGAAGCCCGTCAGCGGCCCGCTTTGGCGGTCTTGCCGGAATGGTCCATGGCAAAGGGGCGGAACCCTTCGGCCCGCCCCTCCTGGTGGTCTGAGCACCGATTACGCGGCGCGGCGCTTCATTGCCATCAGGGCGGTAATGGCCTTCTGCCCGTGGCCCTTGGTCAGGAACCGCAGCGACGACACTTTGAACGTGCGTTCCAGCCAGGTGCACAGGCCTGCTTCATCCCCTTTGCCGCGCGTCCATTCGCGCCACAGGGTGCGGATCAACTCGATCTGGGCAAAGCTCGCCATGCCGGGCCGGTTGCCGTAATCCGGTCCCTTGGCATCCAGCGGGGCAAAGCCAAGGTATTCGAAGAAGCCCATCAGGACGGTAAAACCCTCCTGGTCCAGGTCGGTCGAACTTGTGACGCCCGCCAGTTCCACCAAGGCAGAGCGATAGGTGTTGTCCGACAGGTGTAGCCGCGCCTTGGCGACGTGCAAAAGGGCGATCTGCTTCTTGCTCAGGATCATGCCTTGATCTCCGCTGCAGCGTGAATGCGCCCGGCGCGCAATTTCATCTCAATCAGACCCAAAGCGTCGAACTCGTTCGCCTCGGCCGACTTCATCGCCCGTGCAGATAGGCGCAGGATCGCGCCAAGCGTGCTGTCCTTGCCGTCGAGGTATCCGCTGGTCAGCGCCGTTGCGAGATAGTCAAAGACCTCGCCCGCGTCATTGATCAGCAAGATAGCGTCCCCGATCCCCATATCCGCCTGTTGCAGTTCCTCGGCATTCAGGCTCACAACCGCCGCCGCCTTCGACACCGTGTTCACAACCCGCGCCGTGCTCATGCGTCGAACTCCTGTCTCGGATTGTCCTGTATGCGGGCGCGACTGAACATCACGCTGAGCGCGAAGAACGCCGATTTTCCCCGCTCGTCACAATGCGTCAAAACCGACGCCTCCAACGCCGCCATTACACCAACCAGACCCTCCATTTCCTGACAGTCGCCGGGGATCAGAAGAACCGCCTCTCCAACCGGAATGGTGATTTCAATGGTTTTCATCCCTTGCCCCCCATCATCTTGAATGCCTGCCGGATATGCGCAACCGTGATCGGGCCATCTCCGGCCAACAATGCCGCAGACCGTGCCGCCGTCGCCATGCCGCGCAAGTGACCAAGCGCCTGCCCGCCTTCCGCGAGTGCCGCAGCACAGCCTTCATCAGTGAAGATCGTCGCCGCGAACGCTGCGCATTCGGCGCGGCTCGGGCCGGGCAGGCGCATGAAATGGGTCAGGCGGCTCAACAACGGTTCAAAAGACGCCGTGCGTTGCGCGCCGCCCTTGCCCATGAAAGTCGGATTGCCGACCAGGACGCAGCCGAAAGCCCGCGCGCTGGAATGGCCCAACCGCGCATCATCGCCGCGATCCCAGAGGCCACGAATGGTTTCCAGCACCTTGCCGCCAAGTTTTTGCCCCTCGTCCACCAGGAGCAAGACCCGCTGCCCGCCCGGCATGAACGGACGCCCGGACAACAGCCCCCAGACGGCTTCTTCGGCATCGGAACTGGACCCGGTCTCGGTGTGAAACTGTCCAAGGATCGACCGCAAGAAGGCGTTGATATTGCCCGAGGTTGCTTCGGTTGCGGTGACCAGAACCACGATGACCCCTTGTTCCGTCAGTTCGCGGGCGATCCGGTCCAGCGCAAAGCTCTTGCCGATGCCGACTGCGCCGCGCAGGACGGCAAACCCAGCCCCCGCGACAACCTGATTGCAGACAAGAGACAGTGCTGTCCCGACGCCTGTTTCAATGATAGGCTTGTTCCTCATGTGCGACACCCTTTCCGATGGTCACGTTGCATCCAGAGAGGACTGGCGGTTGCCGCCGCCAGCCTCTCGCC